TATAGTAAAATGTTTAATCCCATTATTTAATCAATTATAAATTCTTTTGTTACTCGATGTCCTCCTCCGTGTGCTACTTGGGATGTTAATTCTAAATTTGTTACAGGCGTTTTAGTTATAAATGCATATGGGTGAGAAGGGCTATAACGACTGCCAATACTATCTGTGAAATTACATACAAAATCTAAAATATAGTGATATAAATTTGTATGCTCAAAATCTTGCGCCTCATTCATGCATTCTAATGGACCACATGATGGCAAACCAAACCCAGTTAAGTATGCTGTTACTTTATCCCTCAATTCAAATACTGCCAAATCTTGTTCAAAAGTTCCATCCATAGCATCATAGAACTCATGGACTATATGAATCCTAAAAGACAAATCGGTGCTTCTATAACCTTGTCCTATTATGTCGTAAGTCGGATTGTTTACAATTTCAACAAAAAAAGCGGGCAATGGAAACGCTTCCATTTTTCCTTCAGCTAAATATGCTATTTGATTATTCCACACCCGTACATACGGCTGCACTTGTGCCCCATCGCCGTTGGTAACAAGTATTTCTCTTAACTTAGTTAGTAAACCAGTAAGTGGTGCTGCTATGCCTGCCATACTTTATCTGTAAATTGTTTAATTTTTATTATTTGCTTTGCCCTTAATATTGGACTGTCGCCCATAAATTTGCGTTGTGGCATTGCATGCGCACTTACGATATGCGTTCCCCCATCATTATGCATTTTTGCATAAGGCAAATCAACTACCAATCTTATACCACGGGAGCCAAAAACTTTAGAACGAATGCTGTTAGCCGTTGCCTGCCTTAAAGCTCCTGTTTGTACAAGTGTTGCCCGTGTACGCCTACCTAATCCTTTTTTCTTTGGGTACTTCCATTCACTCGTCCCCTCAATTTTTCTTTTTGGTGTTTCCCATACTTTACCGTCCCATCCCTGCTGCTTCCACGATGCCACAAAGTAATTCTGCGCTTGGTTCGCAAGTTGCACTGGCAAAACTTCTTTCATTTTACGAATGCGTTCTTTTAATGCTTCAAATCTAAATCTTGTATCACTCATTATTTAGGTATTTCTAAACCAAAATTATCTTTTGCGAAACCTTTATCTTTTGGCTCAACTGAAAAATAAGGATGATCTTTTTTAAAAAGATATCCATCTTTTCCTGGGTTCATTTTAAAAACATCTTGCATATTACTTTCAACTTCTTTTACTTTATTATCATTACCACTTGTTTCTAAAACACTTTCTTCTTCTTGCAATAATACACACCTACATCTAAAATGATTTAACGGAGCAATTCTGTTCCATATCGAACTATTTACAGGTGCTACAATTCCATCTAAAGGAGCGCATATTTCGCTAGTATTTTTATCTATGACTGCGCTATATCGAAGCATCGGCAAATCCTTTTTATTTTTTTCAATCTCGTTCCACTTACTAGCTGATTGAGCCTGTCCTACTGTTGTTATATATTCAGTTGCGCCCCAGTTGTCATTCCAATTGTCATATGCCGCACGGCCAAGGTCGTTAAACTCTTTATTTGTTCTTCTGTTTCCATTTTCGTCTATCAATAATGCAGCTATATCTTTTGTTTGCTGAAAGGTTTTAGCCGAAGAAAACATCCATGTATTTTCTCTAAGTTGTGTAAGCAATTCTAAGTCTTTACCAACCGCTTCTGTCAAGTTCATTCCAAACCCTTTATACAAACCTTTCTGAAAATAGTTTCCTATTGCCTCATATAAATCTACGGGTAAATTATACTCAGTAATTGAACCGTTATAAATTCCCTCAATATATTTTTCTATTTGTTTATTTGTAAAGGTCATTTAATTTGTTTTTAATCCCTTCACTAAAATTAGGTTTTACTACTGGTACTGGTGCTGCTGTTTTTGTTGTTGTAATTCCTGTACGATCGCTAAAATAATTCCAATCCGGATCACCACCTGCATCCTTTATTATTTTGAAAATATCCGCTGTTACTTTGTTGTTCAAATCTTCACGAGCTCGTATTTCTTCACTTTCGGAATCATTTTTAAATCTAAATTTCGTTTCTGTATTAATATTAAAACCAAGTTTAACCATTCTTGGTATCAACATTTTGTTAATTATATTTTCAACAAAAACACCATCTTTGCTCTGCTTATCTTCCATGGCTGAATGTGCTGGTGATTTTTCACCATTATTTCCTAATTTGCCAGGAATGCTATCTATAGCATCTGAGTGTCCCAATATTAATTTACTTATTTTCTTTTCACAACGCATTTCTAAATCTGCGTACCCCTTATAACCTGTACCTCCAAGCGCAGTTTCTAAAAATTCGATTTGATCCGTAGGGTCAATAATAGCATACCCAGCACTACCCATGGAGCGCAAAGCATTTTCAAGTTCTGCCCTTTCGCTTTCTTCTGTCTTCATAGTCTTACCCACACGATAAGGTTGTGCGTACATTTCTAAAAAGTCACCATTAAAACCTAATAAATTGCGTAAAAATATTTCGTATAACGCTACGTTGTAAAATAAACCATACCCGCAATTTGTTGCTCCTGTATCGTTTGGTGTATCAACAAATATATGCCAATCTGCTACGTCTTCATCATCCCAGCTTTTTCCTGAAATTGCATATTGAAAACTACTTACCACACGCCTATCTGGCGAAACGTTCCACCTTTTTATTGTTGTTATTTTTTTAAATTCATCATTTTCTACGTCACCCAAAGAAATTAAACTATAACCAAAAAATAAAGCGTCTAAAGAGTAACTTATAAAATCTGTAAGCCATTTCTTCGGCGTTAAACATTGTTCCCCTTTATTGTCGCTTACATCGCAAAATATACCTATTGCATTATCGTCACCTATTAATTCAAATTTACGCAGCATAGTTAAATCTTTGCGGCGTTCCAAACATGCAGATACATGAGCATTTAATTTCGTATCAATAAAAAGCTGCTGCATTTTAACCCGTTGTGGGTACCAAGCATTCTCTACGTCTGTCAAACATTCACGCCAGCTCATTACATCTTGCCTTAATCGTTGTAATGTAACGGGCGAAATGTAATTTGCTAAATTCTTTTTAACGTCAACTTCATCCCGCTTACCAAACGGGTTTATATTTTGTAAGAATTGTTGTAATTGATTTGCCATAATTAATAACTATTTACTCTTTTTATTTCGCCTCCGTGCCTAATACGCCCACCGCTTCTTGGTTGTATCAATGGTAAATCTGCTGTTATCTTTCCCTGCCCTGCCATCTGTAGCCATTCTATTGCTTGTGTGTATCTCACTACTCTAAGCTCCGGTATATTTCTTGGTGCAATCCTGCTGTGTATGTGATACAATGCAATATCAATGCAATAATTTACTAATTGCGGGTTTCTGTTATCGCCTTGCGTCCACTTTGTTGCATCGGTTGGAAGTGTGCCAGGTGCTATTGAAAACGCTACCCCATTACCCCATGCTGATGGTCCATTAACAGTGTCGTCAGGAAAAATATTTAATACAAGTTGATCGTTTCCAGACTGCAAAGCGGCGTTGTGTGTATTTTGCTTTGTTGCATTTATGCACGTGTAAACAAAACCACGCCAAAAAACAACATCGCCTACTTTATAAAAATTGTAAACATTAAAATCGGATGCAGGTGGTTTAACATAAAATATAGTGCCTTGTATGCCAAGTAGCGTCCATTTCGTTACATCAAATAGACCTGTAGTTGCTGTTATGCAAATGTAAACTTTGCTATCTTGCAAAACCAATGCCCCAATAGAGTATGTTATAGTTGAAACATAACCGGATGCATCTAAATACAGTCTATTTTTTGCAACGTATGTTTTTAGTGGATTCCAAATATCGGTTGTTGTAAATTCTTCACCTGTTATATATTTTTGAGTAAGATAACTTACAGCTTCAGATTGTGCGGCTTGTTGTATAGCTGTTAAAATGGTGGTATCGCCGCCTATAATCTGAGTAAGATTATCGGATTGTATAAGTTTTTTAAAATCTGATGCTATCAAATATGACATAAAACAAAAGTATAATTATTTTTTGATATTAATAAGTATTTTTTGAAAGGTTTTTGCCGAGTGTTACATTACTATCTTTTCCTCCCCTTTGATACCTTGCGAAGCTGTCCATAAAAGCAAAACATATAAAATAATCAAATAAATCTGTAAAATGCCCCGTTTTTTGGTATCTAACTTTTGTAAGTGAATTTGTTTCCATTTCTTTGTTCTTTGTTCCGTCGGCTGCTTCTTTTGTCAAAACAAAATCGTTAATCATTTTTTTGCAGGCAATATTTATAACAATTTCTATTCCATCAAAATTGCTTTCTAAAACAGTATTAATAAAATTGCCACGCATTGCCACTGACGGATTGCTTGCAGAAACTCTTAACGATGGCCTATAAGATGACATTTCTTCTTGAATAAGTCTAAAAAAATTATGCCCTCTTTCAAGTTTTACATCACTTTTTTGACTTGTTGCATCACCGTAAATAAATAAACCATGTGTGTGAACAGGATATTTTCTTTTAAATTCATTACATACATCTTTTATAGTATTTAGCGGTGTTACGCCAGCTATTTCACCTATGCAGTAAATTTTTTTACCTATAATTTGAAATATACCCAAGGGCAAATAAGGATTTACGTTTTCATCAAATGAAATATGCAATGGAAGTTGAGGATTATATTTGCATTCAGCTACATGCTTGTCGAGTTCAAAGCATTTATAAAATTCGCCACCAACCTTCATTTGTATATCCCAATTACCCTCTACCAAAACCTCATACTTATACCGAGGCATGTTTTTTAAATTATCAATATAATTTTGTGGTAAATGTGGATTGTCGGTAATTTTTGATGGAATATATAGCCATGAATCTGGCAAAGTACCATCTTTAAACCTATCATAAACAATTGTTTTTATCCAGTTATTAGATGGATTACAAGTTGCTAAAATTATCGGTGCGGGTCTTGGTTCACATTCCCAACGCCCGGCACGGCTAAAGGCGATATCTAAACTATCGGATTGGCATTCGTTTATTTCTTCAAATAAAAAACCATTGCATTCTAACCCACGCATCCAATTTAATTCTTTGTCGCCTGCGTAGTTTTCGCCTTTAAATAAAATTACGCTCCCGTTTGGGTGCGTATATTCATATGGGTTTGTTCTTAATTTTCCGCTGGCCCTTAATTTACCAAATGATGGTATTGTGGTAGTTCTTATTTTTTCCAGGTCTTCTCGAATAACTACCCATCTACTTTTAGGGAAAATTTCACACATTAAAAGTAATGCTGCAAGGCCCCATATAGTCTTTCCTCCACCCATTGCACCTCCAAACAATATAAAAGAATATTGCTCAGACGCTATTGCGTCCATTGCTTTTCCTTGTGTATCTGAAAATTTTATCAAACTTTTATTTCTTTTCCTCCCCAAATGATTGTTGTAGGTTCTACATCTTCACCTTTCACATTGGTAAGCGCCGTTTTAGTAGGTGCGTTACTTCCACGTTTTAAAAATATTGTTTTAACAGCATTTGTAACTTCATTTGGAGTAACGCCTCGCAATATTGGTGTTCCATCAAAAATTTGTTCAACTTCCATATTTCCACTAGCAATTTTGCATAAAATACCTTCTAGTTCCAAATCGCTTAATATAGCTTCATTTACGGCATCTTTTAAGGTATCTGTAGTTTGTTCCAGCCTTATAGCTTCTTTATGGTTGTTGCGCTCGTGTAGTATCAATTTAGCCTCTTTTATCTCATTGTCAAGAGTTCTTGTAGATGATTTGCATGTTTTTGCAAGTTGTTGCAAAATAGCTTTTCTTTCCATGCCTTTTTCTAACATGGTAACTATTTCATTAACTCTTTTTATTTTACTTGCAATTTTACTAGCCATTTATAATTTTTTCGATTATTTCGATTCCTTCGGCTAAGGTACGCACAATATGCACACAAATACCATTTGTTGCCCAAATTTCGTGTATTTCTTTTTGTTTGGGGCTTAGTACGCCTGTTTCTGTTTTGACCTCAAATCCGTATGCTTTACCGTTTGAAAGAAAAATAAGATCAGGGATACCGGCTGTGGTGCCCGTAGCTTTTAGTTTCATTGCTTCCCTTGGGTTACGAGTACCACCATTTGGTACTGAGAAAAATAAACCTCTAGTTTTCGGGTATGTATTCCACACGTTTTTAAAAAATTCGGCTTGTAGTTGATCTTCTGTTTGCATATAGCAAAATTATGGTAAAAATGGGGAATACTTCCAATACCACGAAATACCTCCAATGTTACCTCCGTGGTATTAGATAAAATATTAATTATTAATAATTTATAAACTTTGTTACTTCCGTGCCACGAAAAAGCCCCTAAGTTATTATATAATACAAATAAAAATATATTATTTTTTTTACAGAGTTTTTTGCATATAGTACCTTGTAATATATAGTAGCTAAATATACCTTACTATAGTATTTATAATACAAATACATACACTTAATAGAAATATAGTAGTATTGGAAGTACATACTATGATAATCAACACTTTAAGAAGTATTACGGAAGTATTGCAACGGTATTAGAAGTAACAACTAAATATATATAAATCAATACTTTACTAATATATAATAAAAAAACCCTCAAAAAAAGGGTTCATTTTTACAAAAAAATTTTTTTATTTTTTAGAAAGGAGTGTCTCCTTTTTTACCGAAAAATTTGTGTTTTTCCAATATTCCTGTGTGACCTCTGTAATTTACATTATTTAAAAATTCAATATCGTTGTGTTTACAAAAATCAGAAATAGCAGAATAAACCCTAACCATTGAAGGTTTATAAGACTGAGGCGTGTTATTTTCTTTAAAATAAGCCTCAATATCATTACGAAAATCTGCGTTATTTATCCACACCCGATTTTGCCAACTTTCAATATTTTCTTCAATAATACCAGTAATAATTTGACCCCATGTTTGTTCAAATTGCTTGTGCCAGCCTCCGGACGTTAGGGCAGGCGTTTTTAGCTTAAGATTACCCGCAAGCCATTCAACTATACATTCAGATATAAAGTTATCGTAACCCGTCCAATCTTGAAGCGTCCATCCTTTAGGGAAGTGGCATCCGAAGTGAACATCTACGCCGCCTGCTTTAGTGAAGAAATCTGTAAATTCTATTGCAATAATACGACGC